ACCGCTACACCGCTACCCGCTACGCCCCCATGCTCCCAATAGGGGGGCGCCCTCGCGCGCGCCCCCAATAAAATATAATCTCTCTCTCTCTATAAGAGTAGTGGTGTAGCAGCGTAGCAGCCTTGTTTTGAAGCGTTTCGACACGTAGCAGAGCACGTAGCGTCGATGTAGCGGCGTAGCAGTTGACCCCCGCCGCGCCCTGCGGCATGGTCCCTCCCGGTCGTCCGTCTCTCCCACGCCGACCAGCACGCCGTCGCCCGCGGGTCTTGCCGCGGGCGTCGTCGTATTTGACGGCGCCATCGCGGCGCGCGACACTGCAGACGTGGCGAAACGCTCCCCGCAGCCCAGCGCACTCGACACCGCAGAGCTCGACGAGGCACGGCAGACGCTCCGTCGGGGCGAGGCCGTCCGACTCGTCGTCGGACAGCGCGTCGTCCTCTGCTCCTCTCTCGACGAAGTCCGAGCCGCGCAGCTCGGGCGCATCCCCCACGACGCTGTGAGGCTCGATGGCCGCCACCAAACCCGCACCTAACGCGACAGCAGCCGTCTGGCTCCCCGTCGCCGACCTGCGACCCAACCCGCGCAACCCGCGCCTGCACGGGAGCGAGGTCGCGCATCTCGCCCGCACCATCCTCCGCACCGCCTGGGGCGCGCCCATCGTCGCTCAGGCCCGAGGGCGCCGCATCATCGGCGGGCACGGGCGCCTCGAGGCCGCGAAGCTCATCCTGCAGGGCCTCGAGGTCGACGGCGAGATGCGCGGCGGCGCCGAGCACTCGTTCGGCGGTCCGCCCGGCTGCGTGCCCGTGCGCGTCGTCGACGTGTCCGACGCCGAGGCCGACGCCATGACGCTCGCGGACAACGCCCGCGGCCTGCAGGGCACCGACTCAGCGGAGGCGATCGTCGCGATGGCCGCGCAGTTCGGCCGCGACGCCGCCGTGATGGCCGACATGGGCTTCGGCGGCGAGGCGCTGGATGCGCTCGTGAAGGCCGCGGGGGATGCCGTGCTGGCGCAGGGCAACGCCGACGGCGACGCGCCCGGAGAGCGACCCGAGGTCGAGGAGGACGAGGCTCCCGTCGACCGCGCCGAGGAACTGCGCGAGAAGTGGCAAACCGCCACGGGGCAGCTCTGGGAGATCCCGTCGCAACACGGCGGCGTCCACCGGCTCCTGTGCGGGGATGCCACCAGCGCAGACGACAGAGCGAGGGCGCTATCGGGTCTCAGCCCTGCTGTCGTGTTCACTGACCCGCCGTACGACTGGGACGCGGCGAAACAGGTGGCGGTGTGTTTCGCCATCGCTCCCGCTGCGGTCATCTCTGGCTGTGGCCCGCAGTACGCTCGCATCGCCAGCGTTGAGGGCGTGCGCTTCTGGTACGAGGTCGTCTCGCTGCGCACGATGCCGCGCTCCATGCCGCGATGGCCGGGGCCATTCGTGATGCACTGGCAAAACGCCTTCATCACGACGGGCGCCGATCACGTTTTCCACCGTCGCAACGCGCGCGGCAGGTTCGGCAACGGTGATTATTTTCCTAGCGTGCGAGGCCCGTACAAATGCGGCGAGAACGAGCACGGTCACAGCAAGGCGGTTGAGTGGGCGCATGAGATCCTGTGGATGATGGACGCGCCCGTAGTGTGCGACCCGTTCAGCGGTTCGGGAACGATCCTCATGGCAGCGGAGCAGTGTGGTCGCGTCTGCGTTGGCATCGAGATTGACCCGCGCTTTGTTGCGGTGACGCTTGAGCGCCTCGCCGGTCGAGGTCTGACGCCGCGGCTCATCGCCTGATGGGTCGCGCGCACGCCATCACGCGCGAGAAGCGCGACCGGCTGCTGAACGCCCTGCGCGCTGGCGCGCTCTACCGCGACGCCGCGGAGAGCGCGGGCATCCCCTGGCGCACATGGATGGACTGGTCGAAGAGCGTGCGCGAGGGGGCGTGCACGAACGACGACGTGCGCGAGCTCGTCGAGCGGGCGCGCGAGGCGTACGCCGCCGCCAACGTCGGCCTTGCGGCGACCGTCTCGAAGGCGGCGCAGAAAGACTGGCGCGCCGCCGCGTGGCAGCTCGACCACCGCCGCGGCGACCCGAAGGCGCGGCACGACGCGCGGCGCGCGCGGTGGGAGGCTGACATTGCCAAGGCCGAGGCCGACAAGGCCGCTGCGGGGCAGCAGACGCCGACCGTCGTGATCGAGCTGCCCGCGTCGCTGGTGCGCCCGCGCGAGGCGACGTGATCGCCGCCGCGCAGCCGCTCGACCGCGTGGTGGTCACCTACGCCCCGCACGAACGGCAGCAGGCCATCCACGACGCGCCTGAGGCCGAGGTGTGGGCCGCGTGCGGCTACGGCACCGGCAAGACAACGCTGGCCGTTTGGGAGGCGTTCTCGCTCGCGACGCAGACGCACCCCGGCTTCGCTGGCATCGTCGCCGCGCCGACGTTCCCGCTGTTGTTCCAGAGCTGGTTCACGGAGTGGGAGCGCAACATCCCGCGCGCCTGCTGGCGGTTCAGCCGCGACCCTTTGTTCGGCGCGTACCTCGCGATCCCGACGCCTGCTGGCGAGTCGCGCATCTGGCTGCGCTCGACCGTCGCGACCGAGAGCCTCGAGGGGATGAACGCGGCGTGGCTGGTGTTCGACGAGGCGACGCGCGAGCGGTCGCACGACCCCATCCGCGTGCTCGCGGCGCGTCTGCGTCGAGGACATCCGGGGCGCCAGCGTCGGCAGCTCGTGATCGGCCCGCCGCAGACGCGGGGCCATTGGACGGCGTTGGACTTCGGGACCGGCCCCGGCGAGGGACGCACCGGCGACGCGCTGTCGTGGACCGACGGCAGGCGCCGCGTCGTGCGCGCGCGCACCCGTGACAACCCGCACCTGCCGTCGGACTTCGAGGCGTCGCTCCGCTCGCGCCCCGGCGCCACGAAGGCTTGGTGCCGCCAGTGGCTTGATGCCGAGTTCGGCAGCGTCGAGGGGCAGGTCTACGAGAGCTTCTCGCGCGACGTGCACGTGCGCCGCGCGGGCGACCTCGCGGGGCGCAGTTGGGCTGACGTGATCGTCGCTGTCGACTGGGGCTGGACGCACCCCGGCGTCGCGCTGGTGCTCGCCACCGACGGAGCGGACCTCTACCTGCTGCACGAAGAGGTGCACCGCGGGAAGGTCGTCGCGGCGACAAGCGACGGGTGGCTCCCGATCATTGCGGACCTGTGTCGGCGCTACCGCGCGACGCGGGTGTTCTGCGACCCGTCGCAGCCGGGACACATCGAGAGCGTCGGGCGCTACCTGCGCGGCGCTGCGCGAACGTACGAAGCGCGCAACGACGTGGGCGAGGGCCTGCGGCGCGTCAGCGCCCTGCTTGAGTGGACCGTCGAGCGCGTGCAGAGCGGCCCTGTGCTCGGGCGCAGCGCGCTGTGGATCTCGGACGCCTGCGCGCATACGATCGGCGAGTTCGAGAGCTACTCGCGGCGTCGTGGTCGCGATGGCGGGTTCACGGAGGACGTGGACAAGATCAACGACGACGCGATGGACGCCCTTCGATACGGCGTGATGGAGCTGCACCGTGGATGACAGGCATACCTTCGATGAGGCTCGTGGCTGGCACGCGTTCTTGAGCGACGCCTACCGCGGCGGCTGGCACTGGGAGCACCCGAGCTCACCGACGCTGGGCACCGCGCGCCTCTACGGTTACGAACTGCGCCGCACCGAGAGCGGTCGAGAGGTCGCCGTCGAGGTGCCACGCGGCACCGAGCGAACCTACCTCGTCCCGTGGCAGGGCGAGCAACCGGCGGATTTCCGACGCCGTCGGCACCTCGCGTTCTACGCGAACCTGACGGAGCCGGTGGTCGACGCCTACGCCGACGCGGTTGCGCCTGGCGTGTCGCGCGACCTCAGCGACCTCGGCCCCTACGTGCAGGATCTCGACGGCGAGGGATGCCGGTGGCCCGAGCACGTCAGCAACGTGGCGCGGCAGATCGCGGTGCACGGCGCCTGCGCCGTCGTGATCGAGCCGCCGCGCCGCAACGCCGCGACGACCCGCGAAGAGGAGATCGCTGCGAAGGTCAGCGTGCGCGCGCGGGTCATCCCGCCGACCGCGTGGGCATGGGCGCGCTACGACGACGACGGGCTGAGCGAGTTCGCGTACGCGGACGACGCGGTGGTCGACGAGACGCGCCAGACGCAGATCGTCACCATCTGGCGCTACACCCGCGAGGGCTGGGAGCGCCACGTCGCCAGCCTTGGCACGTCGCAGGGCGTCGGCGAGGCTGTGCTCGGCCAGCCGGTGTCCAGCGGTCCCAACGCCACGCCGGGTCGCGTGCCGGTGGTGTTCGCGGCGCACCGTCGCGACCCGCTCTCGCGCGTGCCCTCGGGCCGCTCGCTCGCGGCGACCCCGGCGGCGATCGGGCGACAGGTGTACCAGTTGCTCTCGCAGGTCGAGGACACGCAGCGCCGCGCGCCCCCGTTCCTGTCGGTGCCGACGACGGCGCGGGGTGGCATCGAGCCCGAGGTTGACCTGCGCGTCGGCCCCGGCACTGCGCTCCCCGCGCCCGAGGGTGCCGGTAGCCCGCAGTGGGTGACGTTCCCGCCGGACTCGCTCACCGACCTGCGCACGCACTGCCTGTTTTTGATCGCGCTCGCCTACCGGACCGCTGGCCTCGAGGTGCAGGCCGACCAGAGCGCGCAGACGCAGAGCGGCGAGGCGCTGCGGGTGCGTTCGCGGGACTTCGAGGCGCGCGCTCGGCAGTTCGCGCAGGATCTCGAAGCGTACGAACGCAAGGCGCTGTCGCTGGTGGCCGATCTGCTCGGTGTCGACCTCGACCGCATCACCGTGACGCTCAGCTACCCGAAGCGGTTCGTGGCCGACGACCCCGCCGAGGCGCTTGCGAAGGCGACGCTGCTGCTCACGCAGGTCGGCGACCGCATCGGCGCGACCGGAACGGTGCTCGCGATCCGGCAGGCGATCAGTGCCGCGCTCGCGCTGGACGACGAGACGCTTGCGAAGGTCGTCGCGCAGATCGAGACGGAGTACGCAGAGTCCGAGCAGGAGCGCGAGGGCAGGCCCTCGCAGCCGCCGCCGCCGCCAGCCGAGGAGTGATCCATGGCCGTCGTCCCGATCAGAGGTCTCACTCGTCTCCGCGAGATCGACAAGGCTGCGGCACTCGCCATGGCCGCGATCGGGCGCGTCCCTGGCGCAGCCATCGTCCTCCCCAACGACGCGCTGCAGAAGCTCCGTTGGCTCGAGCGCGGAGGCAGAGACTTCCGTGAGGTGACCAACGTCATGAAGGCCGAGGTCAACGACGCCTTCGTCGACGCCCTCCGCAAGGTCGCTGCGGGCAAGGCGCCGGTGAGCGCGCCGTGGAAGGCCGCAGCCGAGGCGTACCGCGACCGCCTCGCGACGCGCCTCGCGACGAGCGGTGGCGACGTGCGGAGCCGCCTGCGCAAGCTCAAGCCCTCCACCATCCGCCGCAAGGGCCACAGCCGCATCGGCGTCGACAGCGGCCTGCTGCTGAAGCAGGTCTCGACAGCAGCGACGCGAGTGACGAGAGAGAACGCATGACCCCAACGTGGCTCCGCACCCATGACGACGCGCTCGACCTCCTGCGCTACGCCGTGCCCGGCGCAGTGATCGAGCTCGCTCCAACCCGCGGCGGCGGCGACGGCGCCCGCGCCTACCAGATCACCCTCGTCGGCGCGCGCGTGCGCGTCACCGGCGGCGACACCTACCACCTGCCCTGTCTCGCTGCGCCGATCGCGCGGCGCGCGCGGGAGATCGCAGACGGCCTGCGGGATGCGGCGCGACAGTGATTGCGCTTGACACCGACGCCGTGCCAGAATCGACGCACATGGACAACGTCCAGCCCAACCCCGCTCCCGTCGTCGCAGCTCCCGTCGTGGCGCCGCCTGCGCCCGCTCCGGTCGTCGTGGCTCCGCCGCCGCCCGCGCCTGTCGTGGTCGAGCCGCCGAAGCCGGTCGATCCGCCGAAGCCCGCCGCGCCGCCTGCGCACGACGGCCATGACGTTATGCGGCGCGCGCTGGTGCGCTCTGAGGTCGTGCGCGTCGCCGAGCGCGTTGGCGCGATCGACGCGGACACCGTGCTCGCGCTGGTCGCTGACCAGTTCACCGTCGCGGACGACGGGCGCGTCGTGGTGTCGCGCGACCCGCGCCTGTCGATCGAAGACCACCTGCGCGGCTACCTCGCATCCAAGCCCTTCCTCTTGCGCCCGCTGGCGCCCGCCGGTGGCTCACCCGCAGCCGCGGTCGTGCAGCCTCCGCAGGCGCCGGCGCCGCCCGACCTGACCTCGGCCTCGGGCCTGACTGAGCTCGCGCGGAAGACGGCTGTCGCGCTGGGGCTGCGTCGAGGAGTCTGACCCGTGCCGGTGCCCGCCCGCTATCAGCACATCAACTTCACGCCGCCGAGCGGCGTGCGGGATGCGCTGCGCCGCGGGCTCGCGCTGCACGAGCAGGGCTTCTCTGGCGACGGCCTGCAGTCCGAGACGGTCGCGTGGGCGACGCGCATGGCCAACGGCGAGGACGTGACCTTCGAGAAGGCCGCGAAGATGGCCGCGTGGTTCGCTCGCCACGACAATGAGATTGAGCGGCGCGCGCGCGAGCGCGACAAGACCTCGCCCGCCTACGTGGCGTGGCTGCTCTGGGGTGGCGACCCCGGCATGGCGTGGGCTGGAAAGCTCAAGCGCCAGATGGACGCAGCGGACTCAGACGAACTCACCGCCCGCGCTCGCGCGGGTAGGAGCTAACGGCCCGACCCGGCGATCACGCCGCGCGCTCGGGCCTTCGCGTGATAGGCACGCATCATGTCCCAGACCAACGCCCTGCTCGCGGGCATCGGCATTCGCGAGAACGTCTCCCCCGGCATCCCGATCGACCTCGTTTCGCGGCCGACCGATTTCTACAACTTCCTCCTGCAGGGCGGCCTTGTGCGTCCCTCGAACGGCGCGCAGCCCTTCGAGTGGAACGTGCAGTACTCGTCGACCGACAACGCCGAGATCTTCGTCGAGAACCAGGCGATCGGCAGCACCAACCGCCGCAACCTCGCGCGCGCCTCGCTCGCCCCGTTCTACCTCCGCGCGGTGGCCTCGGTGACCGGGCACATCCTCGATCAGGTCGCCCGCGGCGGCACCTTCGAGGATCTGCTGCAGGCCGAGATCGGCAACGCGACGAAGGATCTCTACTCGCTGCTCGAGTCGACCCTGCTCGGCTCCACGCAGGACCGCGGCATCGCGTCGATCGTCGACAGCGGCGACACCTACGCTGGCCTCGCCCCCGGCTCCTACTCGACGTGGGCCGCGTACGAGCAGGGCATCGGCGGCGCGCTCTCCGCGGCCGTGATGCACGACACCTACGAGGCGCTCACCACGACCCCGTACAACGCCACGCCGAGCGCCATCCTCTGCGCCGCCAACCAGATCACCAACTACGTCTCGATCATGGGCGCGTCGTCGTCCTATTCGCGGATGCAGATCCCGGTGCAGGGCGCCGTCGACCTCGGCCTCCTGCGGTCGGCCCCCACCTACAACGGCATCCCGCTCATCAACATCCGTCGGATGACCACGACCGAGATGTACTGGCTCGACCTCTCCTCGGGCGTCGAGCTCGTCATGCACCGCGACCTCAAGGTCGAGCCGTTGGCGAAGGTCAACGACAACCAAGAGGTCGTCGCCTCGATGGCCTGCGCGCTCAAGGTCGCCAACCGGCGCCGCCACGGCAAGCTCACCGGCATCACGGCCTGATAGGAGACGACGACCATGGGAACCGCAACTGCTTCCGTCCTCTCGAACGAGCTCCACACGCACGGGCGCCGCGCGACGATCATCATCACCGGCAGCGCCTCGTACGCCACCGGCGGCGACACCATCGACCTGTCGGCCCTCGCGGGCGGCGGGTTCACGAAGGTGCATGGCGTGTCGTTCGTCGCCATGGGCATCGGCGGCGCCGCGAACGACAAGTACCGCTTCGCCTACGTGCCCGCGGCCGCCTACGCGCCCGCGACCGGCGTGCTCAAGATCCGCGACCTCTCGGCGGCTTCCGACGCCGAGGTCACCGCAACCACCGACCTCTCCGCGGTCACGTGGATCGCGGAGGTCGTCGGCGTCTAGCCACACAGGAGTCCAACAATCGTGATCGTTCTCCCCCTCGCCTTCGACCGCTGGGCCACTGTCGAACACCTCGGCGACCAGCAGCGCCGCGCCTACGTCGCCGACGAGCTGCGTCGGCTGGACCGCGACGGCGCCCCGCTGCTCACCGTGGCGCTCTCGCAGACCGACGACGCCGTGCGGCACATCGCTGTGACTGCGCTGCGCGACAACGCCGACGGCGAGGGGAGGACGATCTACGACCACGGGCGCCAGTGGGTGCTGGCGCTCGTCGAGGGCGAGGCGCCGCCAGACCGCGACGCGCAGGGGCGGCAACTGCCGCCTGAGCTGCGCGGCAAGGTGCTCCGCACCAAGGTCGCCAACCTCGGCGGCAACGTGCCCGCCACCGCGGACAAGCACGAACTCGGTCGGTGGAACGCCGAGGCGCGTCAGTCGCGCGAGCGCAGCCGAGGCGACCTCTACCGCTACGTCGACATCACCCGCAGCCCGTCGCCGTTCGCCTTCGAGGACGCCGTCAAGGTGCTCTCGATGTGGGGCGTCGGCGTGAGCGCGAAGCAGTACCGCCGCGCCTCAACGCCCGACCGCCGTGGCGTCGACGAGGAGGCCCACGGCCAGTGTCTCTGGCTCGTCGCCGAGCACCCGCCGAAGCCCGCGGCGCCCGCGCCCACCTCGAGGAAGGCGGCGTAGCGTGCGCTGGGTGCAGTACCAGGGGAGCGGCACGATCGCGTTCGACCTGTCGTCGCGTCCATCGGGTGCTGGCACCGCGACCGTGCGCACGCTGGCAGGCGCCGCGCTGACGACGCCGACGCCGACGCTCGACAGCGTCAACACGACGCTCAGCTCGGCCGCTGCGGCGGGCGCCTCGTCGGTGTCGGTCGCCAGCGCGACGGGCATCGTCGTCGGGCGCCGCTACCTCATCGGCGGCGCCGAGGCCACCGGCGGAGAGTCGGTGCTCGTCTCGTCGATCAGCGGCACCACCATCTCGCTCGCTCGCCCGCTCGCCCGCGCGAAGGCCAGCGGGGCGACGTTCCAAAGCGCCCGCATCTCGGTCGCCATCTCGTCGGCGTGCACCGTCGAGATCGCGCGTCAGTACCGGGTCGAGTGGTCCGACCCCGACACCGGCGAGGTGATCGCGATCCCGTTCGACGTGACGCGCTATGCGCCGCGCTCGCACCTCACGGAGTCGCTGTTGCTCGACCTCGATGCGGCGCTTCGCAAGCGCCTGCCGTCGGGCGCGTGGGTGCCCGCGCTGATCGAGCGCGCGTGGGAGATGCTGCTCGACGACCTCGGGACCAAGGAGCGCCACCCCGGCGGATACGCTGGCGTGATCGAGCTCACGACCGCCCACGCCTACCGCGTGCGCGCGCTGGTCGCTGAGACCGACACGACAGCCGAGGGCGTGCTCTACCGCGACGACATGCGCGAGCGGTTCCGGCAGGAGCTCGACCTTGCGCTCGCGAGCGTCGCCTACGACGTAAACCAAGATGGCAACGCCGAGGTGGGCAAGGCCCTCTGGCGCGGCGTGCCGCTGCTCAGGTCGTAGCCATGGCGTACTTCTCCGCCCACCGCACGCTGGCGCTGTCGCTGCTCACCACCGCTGCCGGTGAGGCTGGACACACGATCACGGCAGGGCACTTCCGGCTGCCGTCGGGGCCGCTTGAGACGTGCGAGCCCGACGCCGTCGAGCGTGCGGTTGAGGTGCAGATCCTGTCGTCGGCGCCGCTCGGCGGCTACCAGAACCACCTCGACGGTCGCGACCTGCGCGTGAGCCCTGTCGTCGTCCGCGTCGGCTACCGCTACGAGCCCGAGGGGTCGCTTGACGCAGGCGTCGACGCCGCGCGCCTGGGCGGTGCCGACCGCGGGTCGATCGAAGACCGCGCGAGCGAGGACGCCGCGCTGATCCTCGGCTCGGTGTCGTGGCAGCCGTCGTGGGCGGGGCTCGACCCGCACGTCATTGACGTTGCGCCCGCCGAGGACGGATGGTCTGTGGAGTACCTCGAGGACCGCGCCGTGCTGTCGGTCCCGTTCCAACTGATCACGAGGGCCACCTTCCCCGGAGCGTACGGCCCCGTAACCACATGAGATCACCGTGAGCACCACCCCGATCGACCACGTCGCGTTCGAGCATCTTGGCGCCGTCTACTTCACCGAGGAGAGCACCTTCGGCACCACCGGCGCGCAGCTGCGCCGCGCGGCGCCTGTCGGCGACTCCGTCGAGACCACCGCGACGCAGGTGCTCGTCGACGCGATGAAGCTGTCCCCCGTGCCCTACGACGCCGTGACGCCCATGGCTGGCGACAAGGGCGGCACCGTCAACTTCTCCTACTACCTGCAGCCGCCTGCCACGCTGCTCGACGAGACGGGCACGCTGCCGACGGACGTGACGATGCCGGGGCGCATCCCGCTGCGCGTCGTGTTCGGCGGCGAGTCGATCCCCGACGTCGGCACGCAGGCCGCGACACCGACCAGCTCGACCGAGTTCACGGTCGACAGCGGCGACGGCGCGGACTTTCCGGCGGGGCAGATCATCGCCGTCGCCAACGCGAGCAACGGGCTTGAGGTCGCGCAGGTTCGGTCACGCTCGACCGACACGCTCACCGTCTACCCCGCGCTCTCAGGCACCCCGGCGAGCAACGCCGACGTGGTGCAGATGGTCTGCTACTACCCGACGCGTACCAACAGCCGCTCGATGTCGGTGTCGGCGTCGTCGCGCGACACCTCGCGCCAGTACACCTTCAACGGGCTCAACGGCTCATGCGCGCTGCGCTTCGAGCGCAACGCCCTCGCGCTCGCCCAGTTCACGCTCAACGCCGCGACCTTCACCGGCCCCTCGTCGCAGGGCCTGTCGGTCGCGCGGTCGGAAGACCCTGCTGGCTCGCCGCTCGCGGTGCGCAACGCGATCGTGTGGCTCCAGCCCGTCGCGACGACGACCCGCGTCGACACCGCGATCGACACCGTGGCGATGGAGCTGAACTTCGGCAACATCCACCTCACGTCGCTCACCGGCACGCTGGAAGGCAAGCGCGCGGTGGCGCGTGGCGAGGGGCTGGTGCAGGCGTTCGCGAAGATCACGCTCGAGATGCCCGACAACGCCGACGTTTTCTCGTGGTTCGACGCGGGCACCGAACTGCACTTCTCCCTGATCGTCCGCGCGGGCGCCGCCGCCTCGCGACGCCACGTCGTCGTGATGGCCCCGCAGTGCGTGATCGAGTCGATCCCCGAGCGGTTCAAGGGCGAGGGCAACCTCACCAAGCTCCGCGTGGTGCTGCGCACCAAGATCAACGAGCAGTGCAGCGGCACGCTCGACAACGAAGAGCTCGCGCAGGCGCCGTTCATCCTCGCGCTGGGCTGACAGGAGAGCATGGACCCGACGAGCAAGACCCTCCGCGTGGTGCGTCTCAACCCGAGCGACCCTGACCCTGCGCTCGACGTGGCGGTGATGAGTCGTCCGGTCGACGGCGACTCTCTCAGCCGCGCCGCGCGCTACCTCGTCACGCGCGACGAGTCGCTGTTGGTGTTCCGCGAGGCCATGGCGCCTACGTGGTTCCACCTGCGTCGGCTCTCGGCGGCGTGGATGGTCGACGTTCTCGACGGGCTGTTCTCGGCGCCCGCGCAGCGGATGCTCGCGTTCCGCGCGGCCTGCCACGCGGTCGAGGGAGACGAGATGCTCACGGTCGCGCAGCCTGGCTCGAAGGGGGCGCGGTTCGTGGCGACCGAGGCGCATCACGGCGTCGGCCTCGCCCCCGAGGAGTGGGTGCAGGAGATCGCGGATCGATACGGGCTGGAGACCGTGCAGGAGATGGGTCGCGTCGCGATCGACCTGTCGCGTCTGCCGAAGGCGGCGCGCGGCCCTTTCGGCTACTGGGCTGGGTCGGTAGCGTCGCCCTGACCGAAGCGCTCGGCGACGCGGCCTGTGGCTGCGACCTAGCCGAGCGCGCTGCGTCCGAGACAGACCCGCGCGGCGCCGCGGTGCTCGCCAGCGACGCCGCAGCGTGCCGCGCGGAGTGGCGCTGCCCGCTCGCCGGTGGGCGCATCGATCCGAGCGCGCTGCCCGAGACGCACCGCGCAGCGATCGATCGGGCGTCGAGGCTCTGCCACGCCGAGCATGGTGAGATCCGCACCTGTCCGGGTTACTATCCCCGACGACCTGAGGCCCACCGAGCGGTGACGCACCTCCGGTGGCTCCGCGCGGGCGCGCTGCACCTCAGGTGCCCGCATCCAACCGGGGCCGAGGTCGAGGCTCTCGACCTCGTGCAGGACTCTCTGGCCTCCCGCGAACGGGACGAGCTGGAGCGAGCGAAACGCAAGGGCAACGACCGTGGCTGACGACGCACTCGACGAGCTCTCCAAGGAAGCGCGCGCAGTCGCCAACTCGCTCAAGCAGATGGGCGACGCGGCGAAGGGCGCTCAGGCGCCGCTGGCTGGCGTCGGCGAGAGCGCCGAGGACGCCTCGCGGTCGACGCAGGTGCTAACGCACGCTCTCGGCGAACTCGCGGCGGATGGGCTCAACAACGCCATCGATGCCGCGTTGCGTTTCGGCCCTGCGCTGGTCGAGGCTGCCGCTGGGTCGGAGCGCCACCAGATGGCGCTGCAGCAGCTCGGCGCGGCGTACGGGGTGGTGCAGCAGGCCACCAACGGAGTCGTGTCCGCGGAGCAGGCCGCAGCCGTACAGCAGCGCGCTCTGCAGTCGGGTCTCAGGCTGTCGGCGCAAGAGCTTGCCGCGGTCACGGCGCGGGCGCGTGACTTCGCGCGGTCGACCGGCACCGATCTGAATCAGGCCCTCGAGCAGCTCACCGACCAGCTCATCAATCCCGGCGAAGAGCTCTCCAAGTTCGGCATCCGTCTGCAGCAGGGGATGGAGGCTGGCGACCAGCTCCGCGAGACCCTGCGGCAACTCACGGAGCAGGCGGGGCAGACCGGCGTTGCGCAAGCCTCGCTGTCTGAGTCGATGGAGATGGCGACGCGCGCGCAGCGCGAGGCCACGGACGCGCTCGCCGGATTCATCGCGCAACGGCTCGAACTCGCAGACTTCTTCACCCAGTTCTCGGGCTGGCTCACGCAGGCGACGACGGACGCCAACAGCTTCAACAGCATGATCGAGGCTGCGGTCGGCACGCTGACCGAGATGATCGGTCTCCGATCGACGGCCATGGCGCCGCAGGCGCAGAGCGCGTCGGGGCAGTTCACCACCGAGGCGGGCGCGATCGCGTCTCGACTGCGCGCGCGAGGGTTCAACCTCGGCGGTGTCGAGCTTGGGCGTCTCGGCGTGCAGGGCACGCCAGAGCAGCGCGCGCGCATCCTCGAGGCCCTGCAGCGGGCAGAGCGCGGCGCGCTCGAGGGTGGCGCGCAGGAGGCGCTTGGCTTCGCTGGTGGCCGCGGGGTGACGCGGCAGCAGGCCCTCCAACAGCAACTGCGCGGGCTGACGGCAGAGATCGAGCAGACCTTCGCGGAGCAGGAGCGGATCAGGATCGAGGCCGAGCGGGCGACCGAGAGAGCACGACGCGCCGAGATCAACCGGCGCAACCGTGTCAGCGGCGGCGGCGGCGGCGGCGGTGGCAGAGCAGAGGCCGAACGACTCGCCAGCGAGCAGGCCGATCTCCTGACTCGCGAGCCGTTTCGGCGCCTCCCGACGGATACCGCGGGGCTGGCTTCGTTCTTCGCCGGTTTCCGCCCCGGCGCAGAGCGCGTGCAGGCTGGCCTCGGCACCGCCGATATCGCCACCCGGTCGGCGATCGAGCGCATGACCTCGGGGCGTTCGGCGCTTGAGGCCCTCGACCTCACGGGACGGCGACAGGAAGGCCAGCGGCAGGAGTTGCTGGCGCGCGGTCGAGAGGACGCGGCAGGGCGGCTACAGGTGCAGACCTTACGGGAGCGTCGCACGGCGCTGCTCGACCTGCTCGAAGCGAACACCGCCTACATGGATCAGGCACGCCAGGCGAACGCGAGCGAGCAGTCCATCAACGACCTGCTCACGCAGCGCATCGGCATCCAGACCTCGCTCGCGGAGACCACCCGCGCGCTCACCGAAGAGCAGAACCGGTTCACCGAAAGCCAGCAGTTCGTGCTCGACAAGGCGACCGAGGTCGCTGGCGTGCTGGGCGGGAGCCTCGTCGACGCGGCCTTCGCCGCGATGGACGCGCAGGCCAACGCGGGCGCCACCTTCGCGCAAGTGATTGAGGATCAGACGCGCGCCTTCCTGCGCAACCTCGCGAAGCAGTCGGTCGTGTCGGCGTTGCAGGAGACTGCCAAGGGTTTTGGAGCACTGGCGATCGGCTCGCCCGGCGCCCTTGGGCACTTCAAGTCCGCGGGCCTCCACGCCGCCGCAGCGGCCGCTGCGGGAATCGGAGCGGCTGCCATGGGGCCACAGACCTCCGCGACGCCTGCGGCCGCTGGCGGGGCTGCTGGCGCGGGCACGACGACCGCGGCTCGGGCAGACGACCGGCAGACCGGCGGCGGCGGCGGTCCGCTGACGCTGGTGGTCAACGTGTCGGGCGCCGCGTTCACGGACGCGGGGGTTCAACAGGCTGTAGGCTCGGCCCTGCGCGAGGCCGTCGGCACTGGCGCGATCCGACGGGAGCACCTCGTCGGCCTGTTCGGAGGATGACCATGGCTGAGTCGCTCGGATACCTGCTCGCGCAGAGCTACCGCATCACGTCGACGCAGACGATCACGACCACCGACGACCGCGGCGGGCCGACCAACCGCACCGTGGCTGCGGCGTGGTACCGGACGCGCCTCGCCAACGGCACGGGGTCCGCGCACAACGACCCCGCTGAGTTCCTCGCGGCCGTCACGGCGGCGCTCGGGTCGCTCTACTGGCTGCTGACCATCGCGCCTGCGACCGGCAAGGTGCAGTTCACGTACCTCGGCGCTACCAGCGGCTCAATCGACCTCTCGGGCTCGCCGACGCTGCGCGCGCTGCTCGGGATGACAGGCAACGTCCCGTCGACCGCGACCGGCACGACGTACACCGCGCCGCACCAGCCGACGCACTGTGTCTTCGCGGCCTTCGTGGACCCCGACACGGGCTGGGTCGACCAGCCGCAGCGGTACGCGGCGAGCTCGATGCCCGACGGCACCGTCTACGGATGGCACGACGGGCGCGCCACGCTGCGTCGGCAGGGCGCCTTCAAGCTCTTGCCGAAGGACGCTGGCTTCGTCACGTCGCTCAGCTCGACCTCGACGCAGGCCTACCCGGTCTCGTCGCGGTGGCTCTCGCCGTCTACCGGCGAGCCAGCGCAGGCGCCGCCGTGGTCCGCGCTCGACACCGTGGTCACCGCGCACACGCTCGAGTGCGGCGTGACGTGGGGCGACCTGCAGGGCGTTCTCAGCGGCAGCGTGACAGCATATGACAAGGTGTACCTGACGCCCGAGATGGCGTCGGCTGCGCGCGTGACGCTGTCGATCCCCGGCTACGACGCGCGGCGCGATGTGTCGTTCGAGCTCTCCTACGCTGGGGCTGGATCGCTGTGAGCGGCTGGGCACTCACCATCACGGGCGTCCCGCACGTCTTCACGACGCACGATCAGGGGACTCTGACGAGCTCGTCGCCGCTCTGGTGGGCGGGCGAGACCGGCGTGGTCTACGCCAACGGATGGCTCTCGCCGCCGCGCGGCACCATCAGCGAGCGCGCGAAGCCCCTTGAGGGCGAGCTTGAGGTGTCGCCGCTGTCGTTCGAGCTGCACGACGCCGCGACGACGGCAGGCGGCTCGCCGCTCCTGACCAGCCTCGCGGGGCGTGACGCGGCGCTGCTCACCTCGACGCCGCTGGCCTCGACCATCACCGCGAGCGCGACCTCGATCACTGTCGGCAACGGGGCGCTGTTCACCGCGCCCTGTTTCGCCTGGCTCAACACGGAGTGCGTGCGGGTCACTGCGGTCGCTGGCAACGTCCTCACGGTCACGCGAGGGCGCCTCGGAACGAAGGCGATCGCGCACACGGTCGACGCGGCGACGGGGTACTTCCCCGAGCTCTACGCGAGCGTGCCGTGGACGACGCGGCGCAAGGTCAACCTGTGGCGCGTCGAGGGCACCACCGCGACGCTCTACTGGTCGGGCTACGCGGTGCGGGCGCCTGCGCTCGCGGCAGAGGGCGCGCGCTACGCCATGGCCTGCGACCCGCTCTGGCAGGTGCAGGCGAGCAACGGCATCGGCGGCAACACTGGTTCGACGCGCCTCGCTGGCTACAACAGCGGCAACGTCAACGAGAGCAACACCGGCGGGCAGCAGTTGTTCGTCTCTCGCACGACGCTCAGTGGCGGCACCGATCCTGCGACCGGGACGCGAGTCAACGTCCGAACCTGCGGGTCTTATCGCACGCTCGAACTGCTGTTCCGGCAGCACGCCGACCTTGCCTCGTCGCTCACCAACACCGCTGGTCAACGAGTCGTCTACCACTACACGCGCACAGCCGATGGCATCGCCATCAATGCCGACTCCACGCAGCCGTTCAGGATCGAGGCTGCGTGGTCGCAGACGGCAGGGATCACGCAGGATGCTCGCGCCAACGGCACGCGCCACGCGGTCACTGCGCGACTCAGCGAGGTGCCTCAGGGCGGCGTAACTCTCGTGTCGACCGCCGCAGGCAACGTCTCCTATCTCGTGTCGTCTCTCGCCTCGCTGCCGACGACGTGGACCGAGACGACGACAACCGAGGCGTCTATGACGACGGCCGAGCAGCCCGCGCTTCGGCTCCATCTGGACGAGTCGTGGTCGGCGTTGCTGACGCGCGTCACGACCGCGGACACGGCAGCACTAGGCCCGCACATCTCTGGCTCTGCGATCGTGTGGGCGCCGCGCAGGGCCGGCGCTCAGGTTCCGCAGCCGCGCACAGGGACCGTGCCGCACACATGGGTTCTGCTCGGCTCGCCGGTGCTCAAGGTGGCCTACCGAGTGCGGACGGACCACTGGCTGCTCGGCCTCAAGCACAGCGTCATCGGGCTCTGCGAGGACGCCCGCGCCGAGGATTGGGACTGGTCGAGCGTCTACGCCGCGGGCACCTCAGGACCGGCGCTGCGTGCGACGGCGGGCCTGCGCACGGCGAGGGAGTGGCTCTTCGACGGCGACCGCACCCTCGGGTCCGTCGTGACGGAGTGCTCGCTGCTGCACGGGTGCACCCCGGTCACGCGCTCGGGGCGCCTCGCGATTCACGCCTGGGGCTGGCCCGCGGCGGGTGCGGCGCCGGTGGTGACCCTCACGTCGACTGATCTGATCGGCCTGCCGACGTGGTCGCGCTGGGCCGACGGCATTGTCAACCGACTCAAGATCAAGGGCGAGGCCCTCAACGTCGAGGCGACCTTGCAGCAGAGTCGCGCCCGCTACGGCCCCGGCCGCACGATCACTGTCGAGCTCGCCGGGATCGAAGAGCAGAGCCTGCCGGTCGACGACCCCTATGCTTTCGCGCGCGAGGTCGTCGGGCGCCTCGAGCTCTGGTCCGAGCCGCTGGCCGTCGCGACGCTGACGCTGAAGGCTTCGCTCTGGGACACCGTCGAGCTGGGCGCGCTCATCCGCGTGTCAGAGTGGATGCTGCCCGACGGCTCGGGTGGACGCGGGCTGGTCGCGAAGGTGGGTCTGGTCGTCGCGCGGACGCTCGACCTCGAGCGCGCGCAGATGCGCGTGGAGGCGCTGCTGTTCCCGCGGCAGTCGTACCCGTACGCGCCGTGCGGCAAGGCCGACTCGGTCGTGTCCTCGACGGTCCTGCAGCTCGCCAGCGGCTACGTGACCAGCGTGTACACCTACTCCGGCGGGGTGGACGCGGGTACGTTCGCCGCGGGCGACGTGATCGACCTGATCGAGCGCGACACGACGACGCTGTGGACCGAGCAACTCACGGTGCAGTCGGTCGACACCGGCACCAACCGGATGACGTTCACCTCGGCTATGTCGGCCACGGCGCAGTCGAAGATCGCTGCGGGCTGGGTTGACGTGCGCTTCGCCAACTACTCTGCGACGACGGCGACCCAGAAGAGCAACTGGATGTTCGTCGGCGACGACACGACGCTGGTGATCGACTCCACCGCAGACGCCGTGCGACCGATCGCGCCCTAGGAGACGAGATGCCCATCGGACAACGAGTCGTCACGCGCTACATCAAGCACCCGCCGCCTGCGTCGGGCTACCTCGCCGACGGCGATCCGCTTGACTCCGGCAGCGCGCACATCGTCCACAGCAACCTCTCGCACCTGAGCGAGCGTAACATCCGCCTCGTGGCGCACGCGCTCGGCCCCGGCGAGGTCGACTGGCAGGGCGCGTGGTCTGGCGTGATCGACGAGACCCAGATCGTCGGCGTTGTCGACGTGTACTCCCTGATCCCGTGGTACCGCGATCGCACCGCGAAGGCGTTTGGCCCGCTCGCGCTTTCGATGGCGCGCGTTCAGACGGCGCCCGCGGGGCTGGTGCCTCGCAAGGTGCGCGTGGTCGTGCAGGGCACGAAGAGCACGCAGAGCGGCACCACGCTCTACGTCTACGCTGCGCTCACCGCGACGTGCGACACGCCGATCCGATCGCTGCGCTACGCCACGGCGACGGCGTCGAAGGCCGCTGGCGGCAGCGACACGCTCTGTGTGTTCGACCTGCTTTTGACGCCAGAGCTGGTGCGCCCGACGCAGGAGTGGCCCTGCCGCGAGGCGTCGTCGGGCCTCGGGGCCACGGCGACGATCACTCCAGCGTGGGTGTGGGTCGGCTGGCGCTCGACCACGACGGCAGCGCCGAGCGGCGACCCCGACACGATCGAGTCCATCAGCGTTTTCGAGGTCTGGGAGTAGCCATGCCGACACCCGTCACACAGGCGCCGAGCGCGTTCAGTCTCGACGCCGTCCGCACCGGCGAGCCCGTCAGCGTCGGCACCGTCGCGCGCCTGGCGGAAGAGGTCGCGTTCCTGAACGGGCACAACCTCGTCAAGGCTGGCGAGGCCGACGCGCCGCTTCGTCAGACCGGCGCGGGGCGCGTATCGCTCACCGGGCTCGCGTACACCCTGCGCGTGCCGTACACGCGGTCGAGCGGCGCGCGGGTCATCCGCATCGCGGTCGAGATCCACGAGAGCAGTGAGATCCTCGACTCGCAGGCGATCACCGTGACGCTGCCGACGGGTGCGACGTGGCTTGACGCTGGCGGGCTGGACGGCACTGCTACGTTCTTCAACCCGCCCGTCGGACGCACGACGCCCATGGAGATCGTGGGCTTCGCCAACGTGAGCGGCGTCACCGCGTCGATGACGCAGGAGATCGAGGTTGCGACCACGCCCACCTCGAAGGGGGCGGGCGTGCGGCGCGTGACGTTGCATGAGTGCCCGCTGTCGTCGCTCGCGGTGTCGTCGTCCGAGCCCGGCTGGGACGCAGCCGCGACGCGCTCGGGGCGCCCTGTGATCGACGGTGGCTCGGCGTCTCCGCGCGGAATGCAGCGGCTGTTCTATTTGCTCGATCAGGCGCGGTCGGCGTGGCGTCAGCACTGGTGTCTGTCGGGCGTCGAGAGCGCCAACGCGAGCACGTCGAACACGCAGACGCCGCACTGGCACAGGCAGAGCGCGACCGAGGGCGAGATTGACTGGCTGCTCAACGCCCCCGTCAACGATCCCCACTGGTACCTGCAGGTTCGCGACCTCTACGCTGGCAGCACGAGCGCGTGGAAGTTGCGCGTGCGCTACCGCACGTCGAGCGCCGTCGACTGCGAACTCAAGCTCTACCATCAGGGCGGGTCGCTCTCGGCCAACAGCTTCAGCGGCGTCGGCACCGAGGGCAGCACCGCGGTCACTCTGACAGCCACCTCGGGCGCGTGGGCGTGGACGACGGCTGTCTCGGTGTCGCTCCCGCGCGACGGCACGAACGGGCTGGTGCGGCTGCGCCTGACGGCGAAGGGGCCGGGGTCTGGCGAGCTCCTGTCGATCGCGTGCGTTGACCTGCGAGAAGACGAAGCGTAGCGTCGGCGGGTCGGCGCCCAGCGGCCCTTGGCTGTGCTCGCGGCGCCAGTAGCTGGAGTCAGCCAGTGGCAGAGAAATCCCGCCCCGTAGTCCTCGCGACGACCGTCGCGCTCACCGGCTCGATCGCCGTCGTCGGCAACAGCTTCGACACGCGCGACAACGAGTACATTTCGCTCGTCGTCAACTGGGCGAAGAACGCGGCGGAAACGCTGCTCACCGTTGAGGTGCAGGGCACGCTCGA